GGCAGTACGTGGTCTGCGATCAATGCACCTTCGCAGGCTGTTCGTATTGCCGGTGCTTCCACTGGGTTCGTCGCCACGACATACTCAGCAGACTCGGGCGGATACTGGTCGTCTAATGTGGTCAGGCAGTCTTCGGACGCCATCAACTGGAACACTCGGACGCTCCCAGCCACAGATGTATGGAAGATCGCTGGCGGCGGGTCTTTGTTTGTCGCTGTTGCTCCATCCAGCAATGTGGCTGCATACAGCACAAACGGCGTGTCGTGGACGAGCGCGACGCCACCAGTAGCAACTGGGCTACGTGACATTGCGCACGGTGGCGGGCTGTATGTGGCAATCAGCACGAACCGCTCGTACGTGACAACCAACGGCGTGTCGTGGACTTCCGGCAATCTGCCAACAAGCGACTACGCTCGCGTCGTCTACGAAGGCGGTCGGTTTGTTGCGACATCGAGTTTTGATTCGACTGACATTGCCACCAGCGTTGACGGCATAACGTGGACGCTCGGGACATTGCCGTCGTCGCAACTCTGGCGATGGGTTGCCTACGCTGGCGGCTACTACGCAGCACTGCCTGGATCGCAGCTTAGTTCCGGCCAGAATCTCGCAATCGCAGCCGTCGCCACAAACGGCTCGGCCAACTTCACCGCATCTGCGGCCACGTCTGGCGGCGGTGCAATCTCGTACCAGTGGCAATCGTCCACGGACGCAGGCACGACGTGGTCAAACGTGACCAATGCAACGTCCTCGCAGCTGACTCTCACGGGATTGACCACGGCATCGTCTGGAACTCGATATCGAGCCGTTGCAAGTGCCACCGGCGCAGCGTCAGCCAACAGCCAATCCGCCACGCTCACAGTCATCTGAGGTAGCACATGCCAAACAGAATCAAGCCAAAGCGTTCGTACACAGCCAACGCCGCGCCGGTCGTGTCTGGCGTCACGCCAGACATTGAGCGCAACGAGATCGCCATCAATTGGGCAGACGCGAAGCTCTACACGCGAGATAACAGTGACCAGCTAGTGTCGATCACGCTTGGCGGTGGCGGCGGCGGCAGTAGCGGCGGTCTCAATCCAATCGTTGCAGCACTCGTATTCGGAGGTTGATTCTCTATGGCAAATCCCAACTTGGCAGCAGCCACCAGCGTCTACGCAGTCAACGCACAGCTCTCGTTGACATCAACGTCGGCAACGCAGTTGATCACCAACGCTGCCAGCAGTGGCAAGGTGTATCTGATCGACAGCATCGTCGTCAGCAACGTGGACGGCGTGAACGCTGCCGACATCTCGGTCGTGCGATTCAACTCGGCGACGAACACGGGCACGGCGTTCCCGATCTGTTCGACGGTCGTCGTCCCGGCTGATGCGTCGCTGATCGTGGTGGGCACTGAGAACAAAATCAACCTCACCGAGAATGAGTCGATCTACGTTACGGCGAGCGCGGCGAACGATTTGGTAGTCGATTGCAACTGGAAGGAACTGTCATGACCTTGGGCGACAACTGCTGGCGTGATCGTAGCGGCGTGGCTCACGCGGCTCTGCCGTTTCGTGTTCGGTTGCCTGACGGCACCACGCGCACAGACCCGACGCAGTGGGGCGAGGATGCTGCCGTGCTGGAGGCGACGGGCTGGAGTCGCAGCGTAGTTGTGGAGAGCGATCTGGAGGTGGTTGATGAGTAGGCCACTCGGCGGTTTTATCGGGAACACACCAGTGCCATCGGCTGCGGGTATCAACTCTGCCGCTGGCGGCCTGTGGACGCTGCGAGAGGCGCAGCGGCTCAAGCAGGCGGGAACGTGGCCGATTCAGTTCGCCGATCCAGCAACCATCACGGGCTTACAACTCTGGCTAGACGCTGCCGCACAGGAAACTCTCTTCGACGCCACTAGCGGCGGATCGCTCGTCGCCGCAGATGGTGCGGTAGCGAGGTGGGAGGACAAATCCGGAAACGCGAGGCACGCAACGCAGGGCACGAGCGGCAGCAGGCCGCTACGCAAAACTGGAATCAAAAATGGCCTCGCCGTGCTTCGGTTTGACGGCAGCAATGACTCGATGTCGATCCCAAGCAGCGCGGCGACGTTTAAGTTTTTGCACGGCGGCAGCACCGGATATTCGACTTTTGCCGTCGTGGGCGTTCGTGCGCTAAACACTCGCGAGCGGATTCTGGAGACTGGGCGATGGGGAAGCCCAGACGGCGATGGCGGTGGCCTTGGATGCACTTGGGGCATTGAGGCGTCGGGCGGCTTCCGATACGACGCCGCAGCCGGTGGCACGACTGCCATCGCCAACTCTTCTGCCAGCGGTCTTCTTTCTACTCCCAACTTTTACGCGCTGTCCAACGTCGGGAACGTAAGCAGCGGAACTGCTTCAGTGCGTAGCTCGATGCGAGTTAACGGCGGTGCGGCAATTACAAACAACTCACAGACTGGCACGCCATCAACGGCGAACTCACGCCTAAACCTGACCTTTGGATTTGGCGTCGGTCACAACGGCGACGGCACTATCGAATACGAGCAGTATGCCGATTTGGATTTTTGCGAAATTATTATCTACAACGCCGCACTTTCCGACACAGACCGCTCTGCTGTGGAATCGTATCTGATGCAAAAATGGGCCATCACGCCTGCCCCGGTTCCCCAGACGATTGCTGGCTTGCAGGCGTGGTATGACGCCTCCGATGCTTCCACGCTTTTCGACGCCACGACTAGCGGATCGCTCGTCGCCGCAGATGGTGCGGTAGCGAGGTGGGAGGACAAATCCGGCAACAATCGACACGCAACGCAGGCAACGAGCGGCAGTAGGCCGTTGCGCAGGGCGTCCGGCGTAAACGGACTAGGGGCTTTGGACTTCGACGGCACAAACGATTGGCTGTCTACGTCGGTGTCTTCGTTTTCCGGCCTTACTAGCCTCTCATGGTTCGCTGTCGTTAAAAACGACGATTCCGGTGCTAACAATCGCGCCGTCTTTGGCGAACGTGTGAACGGAGACGACGGCGGCCTGTTTTTTACAAAGATCGGCACCTCAAGCATTCTTTACTCTCGCGGGTCGGCAAATGCGTCAACGCGAGTAGACGTGTCGGAGGCCGTTTCATTTCCGACTACGCCGATGATGGCTTCAATGGTCACAACATCATCAACCGGCACAGCAAGGAGAAACGGAGTGTCCGCTGGCACAAACACCACAACCACTGCAAGCGTCGCCTACTTAAATGCAATGGCGATTGGGAACTCGCTGTCGGAAAGCGGGCAAACATCAATTCTGTGGTGGGATGGCCTTATTTGTGAACTCATTTTTTACAACTCTGCCCTTTCCAACACAGATAGGGCAGCCGTGGAGCAATACCTAATCAGCAAGTGGTCGATCACATGAGCGACACCACTGTTGACGAGGCCATCATCTTTGTGGTCTGCGCCATCATGCAGACGCTCTGCCTCTGCTACCTCGTCTGGCGGCACCCATGAAACACCTAGAGGAGGCGACACCGTGAGCAGCACGCTTCGAGAACTTGCTGACAGCCTTGCCGATGGCTTGCAGTCTGTGACGTGGGGCATCGCGTCCACGGTCGTGCAGCGCAAGAACTGGGCGAACCTCGACGTTGAGGCGATGAGCGTGCCTTACGTGTTTGTCGTTCCTGGCAACGCAGACGTCACTCGGATCAGCCGGCAGATGATGCAAGTGGACTACACGGTCACGGTGTTCGTCGGGCGGCACGTCACGGACGACGCCGGCGTGGATGCGATGCTCGACCTGGCCGACAGTGTCATGCTCCAAGTTCGTGCCCATTCATTCGGCCAAGCTGTGACGTGGCCGGCTGGCGTGACGAGTCCGCAGACGGTGGGAATCGACTTGAACCCAGACGATGCACTGACGGAGCGGAATGTCTGGCGGGCAGTTATCACGGCGACTTATCGGGTGTTTGAGAGCAACGTGCTGCCGCCGCCAACGCCGTAGGAGGTGACGCATGTCAGTTGTTGACATAGACCCGTCGTTCTTCCCGGCACCGTTTCGGTTTCGTGTAGGGACGAAGTTCAAGTGGGACTTGCCGAAAGTCAAAAAGATGCTTGACGACGCCAATCGGCGCTCGCTCAAGAAGGCTGGCCGGATCGTCTTCAATGCGGCACGCTCAAGCAAGGTAATCAGCAAGCGTGCTCCACGAACGAAAACAGACATCCGGTACAAGATCGGCGAGCGGCAGGGCTACCAGCTTTACGCTGTGATTGACAAGGTGCCGAAGTCTGACATCGTCACCAGTTGGAAGACCAGCCGTTTCCCTAACGGCTTTCTCTGGAAAAGTCTCGAGTACGACTACAGCACGACTAGCAAGACCGTTGTCGTCGGCCCTGGCTCAACCCGAGGCTACAAGGTGGCTTCGCTCCAGGCGTACGGCGGGACGGCAAAATACTGGTTCATGCCGTTTGCCAGAAAGGGTCAGTCACAGTACAGCCGCAAGGTCTACGGCAGACTGACGAACTCGCAGCCGATGGCGGGAGGCAGGAACGGCGTGCCGCAGATGGGGCTGTTTACGTTTACCCGGCAGTTGCGTGGCCGGGAATACATGGAGCGTGCAACGAAGATTGCACTGGCCGCCGGCAAGATTCCACAGCAGTGGCGGAACGCACTTCGCTACGGCGGCGGAAACTAGCCACGGCACACCCGGTCTAGATTCTGCCCTGCTGCCCATACCGTGAGCGAACCAGCCGCACCGCTGGCACTCGCACATATGAGGGTATCGCATGGCAGCAGGCACCGTCGAAATTAAGTTGGGAAAGGAAGTCGTGATCACGGGCGTCACTAACGCCCGCAGCTGCACCGTCAGCCATTCCGCCAGTGAGGTGGACGTCACCAAGTTTGGCGACGCCAGCCGCAAATTTCGCAAGTCGCTCATCGAGCAGACCGTTGAGCTTGAGTGCGTGGATGACCCCGGCGTGACCATTGGTAACACGTTCACGATTGGCGGCACGACAACCGGCAATGCCACCTACGTCTGCACAAACATCGCCAAGGCTTCTCCTCTGGATGGCATCACGACCTACACGGTCAGCGGATCTCGGACTGTCTCAGCCTAACTCACCACACACGCACAGGAACAACAACTCATGGCTATCGCACTCGGAAAAGACGGTTCCGCACCTCCGTTCGGCGAAGGCATCATCTCGGCGACGTTCACCGAGGAATGCGAAACGATCGACATCTCAAACCGCGCCAACGTCGGCTCCGGCGCAGGCAAGAAGGTGTTCAAGGCTGGCTTCACCACGAAGACGTGGGAAGTGGAATGCCACGACGTTGACGGTGTGATCACGTCGCTTGAGTTGTCCAGCCCGACCGGATTCACCGTCATGAGCGTGACTGAGAACAACAACATCGATGGTGCCGTGACGTATTCGTTGACGATCAAGGAAGCGACCTGATGGCGATCACGCTGGGGAAGGACTGCCGCATATCGCTTGATAACGGCGTCATCGCCAGCGCTCGCAACGTGACGCTGACAGAGTCGGCTCGCACTATTGACGTCAACCCGTACGGCAGTCGCTACGCAGCGACTTACAGTACGGGCTACGAATGCACGGTGAGCGTGGAACTGAACGATGCTGCCGACCTTGGCACGGCGTTTGAGAAGATGCACACGGGCGAGACGTTCCAGGTCAGTGGCGGTGCGGCTGGGTTCTCGTTCCTTGCTGTGCTGACCGGCATCAGCGAGACAGATCCGATTGATGGCGTTGCGTCGTTTGTGTTGGAAGGCCGGATGACTGACCCGAGGCTTGTGAGGTAGCAGATGCGTGAGTTCCGCGATGACCAAGGAAGGCCGTGGCAAGTGGCGTTGACCGTCGCTTCTGCTTTGCGTGTCCGCGACAACGTCACTGTTGACGTCGTGGACGAGCAGACCGGCGAGCGTAAGGCTGTGCCATTCGACATGGTTGATGCCGCAAACATCTCGCAGACGTTCCAGGTGCTTCGCAGCCAATACGCGAAGATTGGCGAGATCCTCTATGCGTTGCTGACCAAGCAAGTAGAGGCAAAGTCGCTGACCAAGGAGGACTTCCTCGACGGGCTGCGTGGCGATTCGCTGGACGCTGCGACCAAGGCACTCGAGCAGGAACTTGTTGATTTTTTCCCGCAGCGCCTCCGCAAGATGATCGGGCTTCTCGCGTCCAAGATGGACGAAGTGCAAAACGAGATGCTCGGCAGAGCGGAGGCGGGTCTGGAGAGGGCGACGATAGAGAGCCTCGCAGGAGCGTCTGGGACGCCATCTGGGAAGCAGCCGGAATCCTCGGAGTCTATCCCGGCGAGTGGACTTGCCGACAGCTCTTCGCCGCTCGTGACAGCCGCCTAGAGCATCAGTGGTGGCACACCGCGAACCTGTTGGCTCAAGCAGCAAATATAAACAGAGACAAGCACAGCCCGAGAGTAGACCCTCGCAAACTCAACCCATACGCCAAGCAGCCCAAGCCGAGACAAGCCACGCCGGAAGATCTCGCTAGGCTGTTCGGCAAAGATTGGCAGAAGCACGTATGAGCGCGGGAGCAGTAAAAGCCGG